ACCAGGGCGGTGAAAGAGCCCGCCGCGCATACGTCGAGTCTTTTGAGGCGTACGCTAAAGCAGTTAGCACCCTTTCCGAGAAAGAGATTGCTTCGATTTTCGGGGAAGATGGAGAGATCTTCTATAATGCCGAGATTCAAGGCCCATTAGCTGCCAATGTGGTCAATTACGACGATAATGTTATCAATATTCATCGGATGGGACACAAGCGTTACAATCATGACAACAATCAATTAGAAGTAGTGGACAACACAAAAGCCTCGGAGGCGCTTGATGCGCTAATCGACCGGTTTGAGGCTGTCCTGGCTACTGAGCCTTTCAGTGTGCGCCGCACCGCTTTCCTCACGCTCAATAAAATTACTGACGAGCGCATTGTTGATAATGCACTTGCACGAATCAAAGCAACCGGTTTGGCTGGTGACGTCACCATTAACGATCTTTTAGAGCGTGCACTTTTACGAGAAGTAAGATCCGAAATCCCCAATCTGGACGAAGAAAGACAGGCGCAGGTAGTAGCGCGAATATTGCGAAAAGAAGACTATCTAAGTCTGACTCAAATAGGAAAGGGCTTAAGCCGAGACATTAAAGATCAGATTACTTTATTTGTCAAGGAAGTTGCTCCAAAGGTAATAAAAGAAAAGATGTGGCCCATTGAATCAGCGGTCCATGATTTTACAGTTGAACTTCTGCGTGGTTTACACAGTGCATATGTTTTAGATAACGAACATGAAGTCGCGCGACTTAAGACAGAGGTAGAGGCTGCTATCCGCGCAATTCAAAAATACCAAGGTCCTTATCAAGAAGAAGCTCACACGATCTTGCGGCGACAGCTAGAAAAACTCAAGCATCATGATAACGTCGACACAGTAGTGGAAGGATTCGCCTTTCAATATTGTCACAAGGGCGGAGATTGTGCCATGTATAAGTTTACCGGCAATTTTGCCCCTATCAATCAATTACTAGGTCTCTTTAAGTATGGTAGAGGTAAAATGCCTCCCATGAGACTTGATGAGCAAAACGAAAAAGTGGAAAGAATTGTAGCCATTTACCCTGGACGGTTTCAGCCAATGGGTCGTCACCATGCAGAGGTTTTTAATAAGATTCAAGATGAAAGGGGTTATGATAATACTTTTATTGCTACGTCCGATAAGGTAGCACCTCCTAGATCCCCTTTTAACTTCACAGATAAGCAGGTGATCGCTGCGGAGCACGACATTCCAGCCTCTAAGATTATAAGTACTACCAACCCTTATAAAGCTGTGGAGATTCTGGAGGATTTTGATCCTAACACAACGGCGGTCATTTATTACGTGGGCGCCAAGGACATGACCGAAGATCCTCGATTTGGTGCGCTAGGCGGTATGAAAAAAGACGGCACTCCCAGATATTTTCGTGAATATGATAAAGGCGAGGATTTAAAGGGCTGGGGCACTCATGGCTATATAGCGGTAGCACCGCACGTTTCCATCGATATACCAGAAATAGGTGAAATGTCGGGTACTAATTTACGCAAAGCGCTCGAAACCGCTGATGAAGAGACATTTGAAAAAATAATGGGCTTTTATGATGCCCAAGTTTATGATATAATTAAAGGTAAGTTGGCAGAGTCTGACTTAAAGGAGGCCCAGTATAATCTGGGCATCTTTCGTCGGATGATGGGGGAAATACTAGAAGAGGAAGCCATGTTTGGATCTTTTCAAGCTGGGTTGAGTAATCCTCCCTATGTCGGTACTAGGCGCGTTGCAGGTTATGAAGAGGAAGTTGAAGATGAGGAAGAGTTGGAAGAAACTTCTGCAATGGGCGCCGGTGCTGTTAGTGGCACTTCTGCTCCTCGGCGAAAAAAAGTAGAAGAAGATGAAATTGTTAATGAATTCTACAACTATTTACTAAACAACTTGAGGGATGAAACATGATCGACCGCGATAAGATGATTAACGAGATACAAGAAGAAAAGAGATTGCGACAATTAATACGCAAAGACTTAAAGCGCTTCCTGGAAAATAAAAACAAAGAAGCTCTCCAGGAAAAGAAAACTGAGGATCGCCTGCGCGTCATTGTTCGCCAATTGATTGCAGAGGCATCTAAAACAGACGTACCAGATGCGCAACCTCACCAAAACACCGGTATTAATGTATTAGAAGACCTCCTGAGAAATATTATTCCCATTGTCGAAGATGGATACAAAGCACTTACGAGTGCGTCCGAACAACGTACATCTTTTCGATCTCACATCTTAAATGCGATACAGAATACTCTTAAACCGGTCGAAGTTGTGGCAGACTTAGACACTGAAGAGGCTGAAGCTTCACTAGAAGAGCAGGATCTCACGATTAATGTCGAGGACGAAGGAGAGGATAAATTTATTCCTGTTCGGGATGTCGACATGGAAGACGATGAACCAGAGGAGGAAGAAGATACTTTCACAATCGCTGGTGAAGACTTAACAGGGAGAAACTTTGCCTCAATTACATTTAATAAAGTAGAAAAACAAATTATCGATGCGTTTGAAAGCTTGGCCAACGAAGCGGATCGCAATCTTTTCTACGATTATCTCCTCACCAATCTTAAACTTTATTTCGACAAGTTTGAAGAAGAGCTACAGGTGACTTCGGACGAACCAGAATCCCCGGATTATGGCGACGAACCGCTCGACGTAGACGAACCTGAAAATTTAGAAATTTAGTTCTTTACTTATCCTTTCATTTGTGATATAATCTAAATAAATACTTATTATTATTAAGTAATTTTAATTTATATGTCTTTTAAGAAAAGAAATAAATATTACGGTTTATATAAGAATTATAGTATAATTAATAAACTTAGTAAAGAAGATATTATTAATAAAGAAATACTTAACACTATTAATAATATTTCTTTAGAAGACCTAATAGCAATTAAGCTAGAACTTTCAACCAGATTTTTAAACGGCAAATACTACGGCATACCTTTATGGTCTTCCATGCGTACTGTTACTCAGGAAGCTGTATTGAAAACTGCGGTTAGCATTTGTCGTTCAAAGAAAGAAAGTGCAAAGTTTTTAGGAATTGATTATACAGACTTCAGAAGACTAATTAAAAAGTTTGACATTGAATCGTTTTTTGAAAATGAAAGAAATGGGGACGAAACGGTTTCGACAGAAAACGGATCTGACTAGCGTGCAAGACTGTGTGAGTAACACAGCCAAAATACTCAACCTTTATAAAAGCCAACAATAACGTTGAACTTGACTACGCCCTAGCGGCTTAATCACGGGGTTTTCTAATTGCCTTGTTAATAAAAATTAGAAAAAAAAGGAATTTTGGTTATTTAATAACTAAATAATTTTGGTAGCCGACACCTTTAAGAGCGGTAAATGGATTCCCCGATAGGAAATTGGGTGGCCGATGCAACGGTGGTGCTTGCATCTATTCTTGTGAATGACGTTACTGGTTAACTTTTCTGGACTTGGGTTCGACTCCCAACGTCTCCATCTTTTTTATTCTTCTCTTTAAAATCTTCTCTTACATACGTTACAATCATAACAGATCTCAGGAGGATTCATGTCTGAAGAAACACAAGAAACACCAGAAGTGGTAACAAAAAATTGGAAGTCTGTTGGAGTCTTCAACTCTTATGAAGCAGCTCTGGAAAAGAAAAATTCAATCCTCGAAAAACACAGCTTGGTTAAAATTAGACGCTGTGGTCGCGGTGGCCACGAATATCGCGTAAAGTATTGGGATGAAACCCCTCAGAAGAAAAAGAAAAAGAAGTAGGAAGAACATGGCAACTAAAAAAAATATCTTGGTAGTGGGTACCGGCACTATCGGTGAGCCGCTCATTGGGGTCCTCTCAGATTTTAGAAAAAAATTTAATTCTAATATCTTTTTCCATAAACGCACTCCCTTGGTGGATGAAGTCGGAAAAGTAGATAGTTTGATTAAAAGAGGCGCTCGACTCGTAACAGACCCGTCGACTAACAGAGAGTTTGTTGACATGGGTCATAATGTTTCGCTTCACCTTGAACAAGCTCTTCAGATTAGCGACGTAGTAATTGACTGTACGCCGGCCGGAAATGAAAATAAAGAAAAGTATTATTCTCAGCTTCTAGAAGAAAAATACTGTTCCTCTAAAAACAAAAAAAGACTTTTTATCGCCCAAGGAAGTGAAAAACACTTTGGCCTTCCGTATGCCTACGGAATCAATGATAGCGCGCTTAAAGCTTCAAACGCTAATTTTATCCAGGTGGTGAGTTGTAATACACACAACATCTGCTCCTTGATAAAGACGATGGTCGACAAACCGCGCGATTTATTGAAAGCCGACTTTGTTTGTATTCGAAGATCAAACGATATTAGCCAGAAGTCGTCCTTCGTTCCTTCTCCGGAAGTAGGAAAACATTCGGATATTCGTTTCGGCACTCACCATGCCCGTGACGCCCAGGATGTTTTTGGTACTCTAGGTGAACATCTGAATTTGTTTTCTAGCGCAATGAAGCTCAATACACAATATATGCATATCATTCGCTTTAATATGGAGATTAAAGGGACTATTTCTAAGGAAAGCATCGTAGATCGTTTTAAGGAGAATAAATTTACAGCCTTGACCCATAAAACATCTGCCAACCGAGTCTTTTCCTTTGGTCGAGATCACGGGTATTATGGGCGGATATTTAATCATACAGTGCTGTCCATCCCCTCCCTTCACATCCAACCTTATAAAGGTAACTCAATAATATCTGGGTTTTGTTTTACTCCTCAAGATGGAAACTCATTACTCAGCAGTTGCGCTGCCGCAATGTGGGGGCTCTATGGTGACAAATACAAGAAAGCGATGACGTCTTTTGATGAATACCTATTTACTAATATATGAGGGGAAACATCCGACATCGTGGATATGTATGCACTCCAAGCAGTGTATCAATAAGTGTAGATTACATTCCTGAGCGCTCTGGGAACGAAATAACCTTTTTCATTGATAACACCCCCGCCTTTAGTCGTTTCTTTCGCGTCAAGCCTGTCTCTACGAAGAAAGAGATGGACCACTTTACCAAACAAATTTGCACCATGTTATTTCGAAACCTATCCGAAGGGATCTTTACAAATACGGTAGCCGCTGAAGATTACTTAAAAGCAAAATATATTTATAGAAGTATTGAAAAGGTTTTTGCAAAATCAGGGATATCTATTTGGACTCGTTAACTTTGACGGGGACTCTTGAGAGGGGTTCTTCGGGTGCCTCGAAGAGATTTTCTAATTCTAAAAGTCTCATTACGGATTTATAGGTCACGTATTTTTTAATATTCTTCTTTACAAATCTAAGCAGATAGCGATGTCGTGCCGAAAGAGCCACCTGCGGAAAACGTATATATACTGAATGAAGAAGCCCAATTAAGTGACCTTTTTCATTTAGGATCATAGAACCACTACTTCCTGGATTAGCCGGAAGCGAATAAAATGCATACTTTCCAGAGCTACCACTATAAAGACCCTCAAACAAAGGTACCATGTTAGGTTGCCAAATGCCTCGCGGAGCGGCAATGTTATATACTTTATCTCCTGGGTTGGGGGCTTTGGTGGAAATACGAATTGCCGGAATCTTAACCAATCCTTTAACGTATAGGAGGCAGATGTCGTGTTTCATGTCTGAGGCGAGAACCGTCGCTTTATACTCATCGCCGTTGAGTGTTGTGGCTTTAAAGAAATCTTTATGCTTTATCGGCGGAGAAACCGGGGGAACATCGGTATCGCAAAAATGCGCTGCGGTCAAGGCGTAGG